AAGTGACGCCTTTTGGTATATTTGAAGAGGATCTATAAGATAATGAAGGAATTAAAAGACTATCAGACATCCTACTAGGATAGTAGACCAGAATAAACATATTATAACCCTGTAAGAGTCTAGCACTAAACATGTTAGAACCTTACAGGGTTTTCTTTCGTCTGCTGTAAACGTCCTGTAAGGATTAACTCTATTAACAGTCTCTATCATCTCTATAAGGTTCTCTTATCAGTACCTGTAAGCATCTGTTAGGTTTAGTGTTATGTATCAGTGTCTGTAAGGTTTATCAACCTAAAACGCTTTAAAGGTATTTTCTATCAGTGTTTCACGTGGAACATAACCCCTAATAGTCTCCTACCAGCCCTAAACAGTACCATTCCAGTACACTATAAGCTTTTCCTTATACCCACTATAAGCCCCCTAGCAGTTCTATTAGCTTTGCAAGTCCTACCAGCTCCCTAGCAGAACATGTAAATCCTATCCTTTCAGCCTCTTATAATAGCTTTCACCTATCTGTAAAAATTCACGGTTATTATTCTTATCATGAATTTCTAAGAGTACTAGCAGATAACTATAGACCAAAGCTATCAACACTTCCCAGAACACCTACCAGACCTAGGAGGGATACTGTAAGGATCTAGTAGGTTGTGTGGGTACACTGGTAGGGGTATTTCTGTGAGATTCTAGGAGGACTTGAAGGGCTGGGAGGGGGTGTGTTAAGCACCACAGGCGCTATTAGAAACTTCCAGAACCCCACCTACCAGATTTCTAAAAGTTCATTTTCAGACTCTTCTAACAGGTTCATGTAACCTCCTGTAAGTCTCTAGTAGTCTTGTAAGGTTCTAAAAGGTTTCTAAGAGGGAGGGGTATAGAGGATCTGTAAGGTTCTAGCAGGCTCTGTAAGGACTATTAGTGATAACTTGATAGATAGGGATATACCCATAGGGATGACTGAAGATACCTATAACATAGAATCTATCAGTTACTATACCCACTCTTAGGAAAGATAGGTTTGATAGGCCTAATAGACACCTAATGGGCATCTGTCCGCCCCTGTAAGCTATTAGCAGCCTATGTAAGAACACTAGCAGGTATTGTAAGGGTATTGATATAGAGTGTTTAGATATAAGAATAGATGTTTATAGAACAGAAGTGTATATAAGGGTATCTTTATAGAAAGGTAAAGAAAATTACAGGGTTGTTAGGTGTACGTGAGTAGCAGCGTTAATGTACACGTATAGTAGGAGTGTAATGGTTGATAGTGGCTATAGAAGTCTACAGGTAGAGGAGGAATAGATGTGTACAACATCCTCCATCTTTAAGGTCTGTAGAGTCTGTAAGGAACTCACAGGTTTTGTGTACACAGTGGGTGTGATGGGAGTTACAGGGTTATAGGTGCTTACAGATTGAGGGTTTGTCTATTCGACTACTCCACCCTCTTCACGGATAGATTCCTATAGACGTGTGAAAGTCCTACAGGAATCTATAGAACCTTTCAGCTCTGTGTGTAGAAACCTGTAGGGAATTTTCTTAAAGTATTATATAGGAAAAAACAGTTTTAAAAGTCCCATATTCGTCCCACTTTGAGACACATGTAGTTTTCCCTTTTAGTATTATATAGGAAAAATGTTAGGATTTGTCCCTTTTTGTCCCTGACAGATCTTTCAGGAGTCGATAGACCTTACTTCTACTGAAACCTGTAATCTCTATAATTTGAGGTGCATTCAAACCTTTAGATCTTAGTATGGATACCTTAACCTTATCATCCAAGCCTGCTACAGACTTTATGTGCTTGATCTCCTCTCCGTGCATCTCCTGTACAGCTTTAAACTCTTTCAGCTCAGCTTCAAGCTTCTTATTAGCCTCTAAGACCTGTTCAAGTTTATCACTACGCTTCTTAGCCTTGCCTACACTTTTTGTAAGCACACTTACAGATGTTGTCTTACGTAGACTTGGTTGATCCCATGTATCGTTAGCTTCCATTATCTTTCTCTGAGGATGGTCTTTAACGTAATCTAAAGCGTCTTTAGTGTACTTAAAGTCTTTACCTTTCACTGCATTAAGCCACTCCTCATTCTCACCTACATCTACAGCTGCCTGAAGCATTGCATCTTTGTAATGCTTACCATCTAAGCTATACTTCACAGCCTCTTGACCGAACTGTTTAGTAGGGTACAACACCTGTTTACCACTATCTATAATCTTCTGTACAATTACAGCCTTCTTCTGCTTGTTGTGATAAGCACTATAAGCTTCCAGTAGGCTTCTCTCTATCACATCTTCATAATACATGTCATAAACCTCCCAAGGAGACATACTGACAATATCATCAAACTTAATATCTTTTTCCATAAAAATCTTTCACCTCACTTTTAATGATTACATTCTCACTACTAACGTGCTTAACAAATGACAGCTCTGTCAGATCCTTAATACGACTTAAAGCTACATAAAGCTGACCATGACCAAAACACCCCTTACCGATATGTACAGCTGCCTTCTCTAGTGTCATACCCTGACTCTTATGTACTGTCACAGCCCACCCAAGCTTAATAGGTAGTTGTGTATAAGACTCTTCAGACCACTTCTTAACACCTCCTTCAGAGCCCTGATAACCCACCTTATCCCAAGTGTATTGTTTAACCCTGACAGACTTTCCAGAGTCTAACAGGACATCTACACTCTTGTTATCAAACCCTGTCACGACACCTCTATCACCGTTAACATAACCATCATCAGGATTGTTAGCACACAACAACACCTTACAGCCCACCTTGATAGAAACACTTTCAGGCACTGGTACAGCTTTACCAAAACCTTTAGTCTTCTTGCAGTGGAACAACTTACTCTTACCTTTCAGTTCATTGTACCAGTGCTTGTTGATCTCATCAGAGTCTTTGTTGTAGCAGCACAAGTGTAGAGTGTCTGGACAGTTCTTATAGGGTTTTGCTAGGCACTGTAGTTCTTCTAAGGCGTTCTCATAGTCAACACCTTTACGGATGTTGTTCAGAAGACTGGTATGGTGGTTGTTAGCTTGACGTTTAACTTCTGTGAGCTCTACAGTCTCAAAGTCCCAACAATTAGCTGAGAATGCAAAAGCACTCTTATATTCTGTCTGGAACTTGATAGCCTCCCAACGTTGTACGATAGATTCAAGCTGATAGAAGTCTCCTGTCAGCACTACCTGCTTACCACCGAAAGGTGAGGAGTTCTTTAAGGCGTGTTTAAGTTTCAAGTCTATCAGGTCTAGGTAGTCTGAACGCAGCATACTCACTTCATCAATGATGATACGTTTAGTACTCTTCAGCGCTTGTAGGTTCTTAGAGGGGAACTTATATTGATCATTCTCCTTTACACCACTTAAAGGTAGTCCAAAGAAGCTATGACAAGTGACACCTCCAATGTTGAGTGCTGCAATACCTGTAGGTGCTGCTAGGATTGTGTAGTCATCTGACACTTGATTGATAACAAAACTTTTCCCCACACCACCACCACCTGTCAGGAATATGTTAGCACCTGACAGGATCTTATCAATAGCTTCTTGTTGCTTTTCAGTGTTCATTCACTTCTCCGTAATCATTGTAAGGTACACGTTTGTCACGTATCCCGTGTACTTTTCCTATAAGGCTTAAAAACATCTCTCAGATACAACTCTAACACCTGACACTCTCTATCAAGATCTCCACCACCATCTTTCAGAGCCTTGTAGTATCCAAAGCTGAGTGTACCATCGTTAATACCATTAATCCACTGTAAACCCATCTCATCAATGTCCTCAAATGACAGTCCAAGAGTAATGATATGTCGTGCAAGGTCGTGTACGCTGTTAGGTTTCAGTTTACAACAATTTCCTGTTCGTTTAAATACTTAGCTAACATAACCAGTAGTATATCTAAACCCCCTTCCTCCACAAAGTGATCATATTCTATTTGACCACCATTAAGTGTCCTTTCAGCAAACTCGATCATGAACTGAAAATCTTCCTTAGTTAAAGGAATACCTTTCATAATATGCTGGTAGTCTTTAATAGTTAGTTGTTTGGCAGAGTGACTAGGAACACTCTGAATAAGGTATTTCCAATAACTCATTTTACTTCTCCGTAATAAATGTTAGGTTTCATTTTACACCCTTACACCGCTAATAGTCATCATAATCGAGCAAAGGTTTACCGGACGCCTTTTGCATCAACTTTAAAGTATCTCCTAACTCCTCTAAAGATTCACACCAGTCTACATTAACAGGATCTACACTGATATTGCGCTCAACACCATCTGCATAATAGCACTCATGGATGGCGTATGTATCAATCACGTTCCCAAATACCTGCACTTTACGTTTCACTACACGGTAATCCCAACTCATTTCAACACTCCATCTTTCACTAACTTAATGTACTCTTCAAGGTTTGCTTTCTTCCACTGTCTAACTTTCATAGGTTTATGATCATTAACATGAAAAACCTCACAGTCACACTCAACATACAACACCAGCTTCTTAAAGACAAGCCCTTCCTGTACGTGCTTGTAGTTTCCTGTCAGTTTATCCATCCTCACATCCTCTCAGTCTTTGTAAGTAAGCTTAACAGCTCCTTAGAGAACTGTCTAGTCTCAGATGCACTCCTAGTATCCTTATAGACACACTTCAAGATATACTGTACACCTTCTGTGGAGTAATGTCCTTTATGGTCATCTTTCATGTAGTTATTGTAATGACCTATACTATTGAATTCATCACTAAGAGCTTCCAGCACCTTACAGAACCCTTCAGCCTTACGAGTGATCATAGCTTCTGTACACTTGTGATAAGTTCTCAGAAGCCACTCTTGCTCTGAGTTCTCCTTAACCTGATGTTCAAGCATCTTCTTAGTTGTCTCCAACTGCTCTTTCAGCTTCTCACACTCTCTGCGAGATTCTTCCAGTTGTCTTTCAAGTGTACTGTTAGATTTCCACATGTTCATACAACCTTCCCTCCCACTTCCTGATAAACATCTGCAAGAATACTACTAACCTCTTCAATCTTGTCTGCAACACCGTAATGGATAGCTCTCTTATGATCTATCAGTAACATATCAATGAGCTTCAAGGTGGTGTCAAGTCTGTCAAGGAGTTCTAAGTCTAATCCTTCAGTGTCTTCTGTAGACATCATAAGAACCGTATCACGGGATTTGTTATTTAACTCTTTCAAGTGATCACTACCAAACTCAAAGACTCTACCAGAGTGCTCTAAGCAACTTGGCTCTGTTTTACCAGTGCTTTTGTCGTACACTTCTGAGGTTGTGTGTTTACCCCATACTGTACAATTCATATAACTTTCCCTCTATAATAACCTTTCAATTTGGTGTTTAGTCAAGACAATATCCTCAGAGGAGGTCTTCATCTCGCATCTTTCGTCTGTGAAGAATCCTTCTGCGAACATGTTAATACTCTTGACTCCATACTTCTTTAACACCTCTGAGAGATCCTTACAGAAGTTATTACGACTGAAGTAACCTTCAACCTCACGTACATCCTCAAGAGAATCTACAAGCCGTTGCTGTGTGCTGTTACAGACTTTACTCTCAGTTACTCTAAAACTTCTCAGTAGTCGGGTTTGTTGATCTACTGTAAATATATCCTCTGTGGTTCTACCATTGTACGCTAGGAACCCATCAATTATCCAGAACTCTGTACCACTGAAACGAGACCCTTTATGGTGTATAGTGCAAGGGCTTATATGCCACAGTTCAGGCTCATTCTCTAGACTATCCTGAATGGCTTGAACAAGTTTTTCCATATTCTCTTGCTTACTATTCATCCTACAATCTCCTTATAATATTCTACCATCTTCTCATCACACTCTGAGGAGTTCAACACATACCATAGAAGTGTTATGTAGATTAGTTTTAATAGTGATCTTACCAGAAAATATAAGATTGTATATGAAACTGTCAGAGCCAGCCATAGCACTAAGAAGCGCTCTACTTTAACACTCTCTAAGTTAACATCAATTAGGATCATTACTAGGACACATAATGCAAATAACCCAAAATATGTCAGCTCACCTTTAAGACTGAACAGATTTCCTTTCAGCATCTTCCAGTAACTATAATGTTCTTTCATATTCTTCTCCTTTGTTTAATTTCCTCACAGCCTATCAAAGCACTGTGAGGGTTGTCAAACGCTTATTCAAAACTTAACAGTTTCTTATAGAGTTCCTGCTTGTCTTTCTTGAAGGTTTCTGGGAAGGCTTCAAGTTCTTCAGGGATCTTGTTACTTACTATAGATATAATATCTTCTGGTGACATATCAATATCACAGTAGTGTTTAACTGTGTAATTATAGAATCCTTGCAACCCTTCCAGTACCTCATTACCCTTCTCAATCCAGACACTGTGCAACCACTTAAAGGTTTCTAGCTGTGTGCTGTTAGTTGGACTGGAAGATTCCTGTAAGAGTTCTTTCAGTTGGTTGTATTCTTCTAAGTAGTTCATTCAGTGCCTCCTACACGCCACCCTTTAGGTAGCGGCTCTCTCGTTTTCTTCAGTCTTGTACCGTCATTACAGATAAAGTCACCTCCACCGAGGAAGATACGGTAGACACCTCCTAGATCCTTACATTGGTACTTAGCGTAAGCTTCTGTAAGGTCACTTGTACAACCTGTCAGGATCACTAACATGGTTGCTACCGTTGTTACTTTCAGTTTCATTTTATGTCTCCTTCAGCTTTACTAGGGTAATAATAGTGGCATTTACCTTCTGTCCATTCCATCACAAAATACGTAGAAGAGTCTGACAGCGCTTCTAGGATTGTGTCAACGTACAAGATTCCCTGTGAGGTTACTGCTATGAGTTTCATTCAAACCACCTCATATCTTTACACATTCCCTTAGCTGCTAGATAGAAAGCCATTACATCTTCCTTACTGGATGTGTCTGGGTCGTAATAGTCAACCTTATAAAGTCCTTGCATCTCAGAGTGAAGTCCTGAATCAAAACAAAACTCAAACTTCCTATCCCAGTCAAACCTGTCATCCTCTACAATGCTTGAAAGCTCCTTGAACATCTCCACGTACTTATCTTTCACTTCTGTATCTAAGTCTTTATATCTAAACATCTCTAATACACCTCTTCAACCACTGCAAATTGTTTACATTTAACATACCGTTTGTCTGAATGACTCCAAAGACAGATTGCAGGGTAGTGAGGAAACCTTGCAGGCTCTAAAAAGAACTTCTCACCATCTGACACTCTTACAAGTCTTACAGACTCCTCATTAACGTGCCACCTGCCTAAGTGTCCGTAGAACACCCTACCATAAACCTCACCGTCAATCCAGATAGGCTTGGTAGAGTGTTCAAATAAATCATAAGTGGTATACATTGTCTTGATACGTTTAGGTGTTCCGTATAAGAGTTTGTTATAGTGCTCTAACTTACGCTTATAGATCCTCTTAGGTCTTACCTCTTTGATGTACACCACCAGTAAGAAGACTGACATCACTCCTCCTATGCAACCTACAATAACACCTATAATTAAGTCTGTCATCTCTTAAACCTCCCTCAAGTCATACCGATACCACCTATCAGGTCTTCCATAACCACTCCAATACCTGCAAGAATGCTCATAACGGTATAGGAAACCTTTCAGGTAAATGTCAAAGATTATAAGATCTATCTGTCCATTCTTATCATACACTCCAAAACGCTGTACATCCCTTCGCTGAACACTGTTACGGATTCTATCCCACTTATACTTGCTGATAGTTTTCTTTTTCACTCTCCAAGCTCCTATAAAATTTAGCTGACACAACCTTCCAGCTTTTCTTATCAACCACCTTCTCGAGGTGATACCAGAAACCCTGATAGTAAACCTTTGTCAGATTCATTGCAAGGTCTTCTGAGTGGTCTGGAAACACCTCAAAGGTTGCGTTGTAAGTTGGTGACTGTTTAAGGATCAACCTGCAGATCCTGTAATACTTAGAACGGCTAATAGTTTTCTTTTTCACGACTCTAACCTCTCCTGTACACGCTTGTTAAGTGCTTTCACTTCTTCTGTCATCCATTCACGTTTGTCTTCAATGATAGTGTCAGGGTTTTCTAAAAGGAGTCCTATTAGGATTGTTATGTCCTCATCTGACAGCCCCTTAAAGATGCCCTTCTTAGTGACGAACATCAGCTTATCCTTACGAATACTTAAACGCATCGCTCGAAAACTACCTTCGAGACAACCCCCTATAATGTACTGGTCATCTCCTACATCTATAATGGAATTTCTAGACCCCAATACTATCTTAACATCTGTCAGTTCTTCTGACAGGACGTACAAGTAGTCTAGTGTTTGCTGATCAGTATTGTCAACCTCCTCCTTAGACTCTTTACACTCGTTGTCCGGTTTACTGTCAGACACCCAAGTCCACAACCACAAGCAGATTATGAATAAGACAATAATGATAAATATAATTTCAGGTTTCATCTAATATCTCACAACTCTTACAAGTAATCCTTTCTTCTTAGCAGACTCTATCATGTTCTTAGTGCCTCTACTAGACCCATCCCAGAAGGCTATCAGGTGTGTCCCATAGTTTGCCATCTCACTGTTACGGACGTGACCAGCAGCCTTACCATATTTATCCCAGTCAGCTGGAAAGCTCTTTACAGGATAACCTTTAGATTCTGCCCAGAGCTTACCTACAGTGTCAGCACCTCTAGCTTCTCCACAGACCACTTCAATGTCTTTCAAGTTAGCTGTCAGTTTGTCTAAGGTCTTGAAGCCTCTGGTAGTGTCTATGAAGTCTCTACCACCTGCTACGATTAGTTTAGCTGTCATTCTCCTTTCACCTCCATTAACAGTTTAATCTTACAGTCTTCTACAACCGTCTTATAGAACACTTCCAGAATCTCCTTACCGTCTACATAATAGGTTTCGGTCAACCCTTCTGAGAAATCACCCTGACTGGTCTTCTCCATCTTTGCATAGTTACAGTCAACGTCTCTCAGCTTGATTGACAGGAGTTCTTCAAGGCTATCTGAGATTGCCTCTTCATAGTCTACTGTTACAGTGCTCATACATTCCCTTCAGATAAAATAAAAGCCTAACACAGGCTCTATAAGCTCATGTTAGGCTTTCTGTTAGTCTCTGTCAAGACTATTTGTTAACACCTTTCAGGCATTCTAAAAACTTCTTATTAGCGAACTCTGAGATTGCACTCTTACGATAAGCATCTGTACTGTAAAGAGGTGAATTACTGTAAGCCTCAATAGCGATACTGTCGAGGTATTGCCAACCTTGCTTTTTATGTACATCTAACATAACTCGTAGAGGTACACCTTCTTGGCGTTGTGACATAACCATTGTAGCTGCATCACTCAAGTCTTCACAGTGCTTGCGATTATTATCTTCAGCCATTGCAGGAGCACAAGCTACAAGAATTGCAGAAGCTGTTAATGTTGTTAGTAGTTTCATATTAATACCTTTTAATAGTTGATAGGATTATCAATATCCTAAATAAGAAGGCTTCCCACAGGGTCTGTAAGGTCGCTGTTTAGTTTTCTGAATAGCCCAATACCAGATTGGAGCTGTCAGAATCATTGGTAGTATTGTTATAGTGAGTAGAAAAGACATCTTACAAGTCCTCTTTCACATCACACTCTTCAGGTTTACGACACTTAGCAGAAACACTGCTAGTATCACTTCGATCTGACTTAAAGCATAAACCATTCTTATAGTGCTTGCAAGTGTTTTCAGTGTTAAAGACGCTATCGAATTTATCTTTATAAACACTCGAAGCTCTGGTAGCTAGTCTATCACCTGTTACATCATTAGTCGCTGTCATATCTCTCCATCATCTTTCAGTTCCTCTTCAAATTCTCTCTCAGACTGCCTTCTACGATCTGACAGTCCCTTCTTAGTCTTCTTCACAACCCTGCGAGTTCTCATCTAGTTCCTCCAAAGCTGCTTTAATGATCTTAGACAAGTTTGAATACTCTGCCAAGCCTATATCTACACTAGGACTGTCAAGGTATTCTTGGATTGATATCAGTGCTTCTTTATAGCTCATAGATGTATACATTATCTGGAAGCTCCTCTATGTATTTTACAAGAACATCTTTAGTTAACCCTCCATGACTGATAGCAGGATAAGGTACTGCAAATAACCTGTTAGGTTTCCTCTCAGTTAACACCTTTAGATACTTTATAGATGCTTTCACTAAGCCTAAAGGGCTTTTATCCTTCCAATCCACTTTAGTCTGTAATGCAAAGATGTTAGTGTCTGTATCTTTAACTATCAGGTACGTCTCAGGGTTCTTACAACCACTTATAACCTCTCCAAGCCTCTTGTCAATACCTTTGAACTTATCTCTGACAACTTTAGCATTACCAGCACCCATAACAAGCCTACCATCTTTTGTCAGGACACTGTTAGCCGTGAAGCCTACGTAGTCATACTTATAGAACTCAGAGTCATTATATAAATCACCTTTCATGTAGTGCATATAAGATTCCTATAGAAGCCCTGTCAAGCTCTTGGAGGAGTCTGACAGGGCTGTGAGGGTTAGTCTTTGTAATCCCAGCAAGCGTTGTTAGGGATCAACTGACGGTACTGAATCCATCCTTTTAGGTTTCCTGACCAGTAGTTACCATCGACATCCTGATGAGTGACACCTTCAACATCTCCCATAGGATGAAAAGGGTTATCTTTAGGTGCACTCATAGGTGTTGCTTGGTGCTCAAAAGGACTAGCATGAACTGGTTGTGACTCTACAAGCTTGTCGTAGATCATTAAAGCTTTCTCCAATCCGTTATCTAAAACTCTGTAGCTGACTTGAGCACAGCAGCTGGCAGACACTTTCAGAGCTTCTTCTGATGATAGCATGACAACACCATCTTCAGTGTCTACACAGTAACCTATACCGTGCTCATCATCTATGAAGTAATCTACATAAGGTGTGTGGTACTCTCCAGCTGTCAGTTCTTGACTGACAGCATTCTTGTAAGATTTGTACATACAGTCTGCAAGTTCTTTAATTTCTGGTTGAGCATCTGAGTGACATCGTAGCCAGAAGAAGTTATCGAACTCTGTAGCCGTTAGTACAGTTTTCATCATCTGAAAAGGTTCTAAGAGTCGGTTTACGATCTGTTTGTGATACCCAGCATCTGCCATAGCTTCCGCAGCTTTTGCTGCTTCTTCTGCCGATAGCTCCCACCATTCATCTACAGAGAACTCCTGACCGATATCATCTAAAACTGCATTTACACACTGCTCAACAGCTTGCATACCTGCTTGGTTTTTACCCCAATGGATAGGTGTTGCAGGATTTTCACGAACCTGTTCAATCATTTTACTAATAGGTACTGCGCGACTACTCATAGCGTTACGAGAGAATAAACGGTGCGTCATAATCTCACTGTGAATGAATCGTGGGTACTCTAACTCAAATGTACAGATGACCTTACCAGACTCTGAAACACTTTTAGCTACAACCTTAGCTGTAATACCACCTTTACCTTCTGTAATCGCTTTATACACTTTAATCTCCTTAATCGTTATATTCTTTATAGAACTTAAATTGTGACCACAGCCACCCTTCATAGTCTTCATCTTTTCTCACATTGTCTGTGCAAAAGCCATAACCAGAAGTCTTAATAACTATCTCACCCTGTTTGTTTATAAAGGCGTTGTGTACTAGCTCTGGTTCTTGTCTGTTTACAACCACTAACAGGTTATCTTGCAAGGCATTATTAATATCATTACAGAGTTCTTTATGGATGTTCCTAATCTCATCGTAAGGATCTTCTACAACCTTATAAGCAACTACATCAAAGCTACTGTAAGAGTTGTGCCAGCCGATATCACTCGCTTTAACACCTGTAGTGATCTTCCCAGACCTGTCTTTAGTGTCAACGATTACATGAGACTCTACAGGACACTTACCAGTCTTGTAAGGTGGTGAATGTTCAATCCATTCCATCTGACACACCCTCAAAGTTACTCATAATCATATCTAACAGCGCTTCTCCTAGCACTCCTTCCAGCTCCTCAAAGGTTGTCTCATAGTAGCTGACACAATCCTCTGAGACATCTGTAATGTCACTAATGCTTCCCTGTACAGTATCTACCATACGAATGTAAATATCTTCAGCGTCAAAGTGTGCTGTCAGGTAACATCCAGAAGCACTGTCAAAGTGGCTTACATAATTGGTAGCGTTAGTTACAGCGTGTTCATAATATAGTTCTGTAATGGGTTTCATACAGCATCCTTAACATCATTCTTCCAGTGCTGACAGCCGTTAATCAGCTTACGTTTGATAGCATCTGCAAACTGACGCTTACCTTTATTCTCCTGATACTCTTCTTCAATAAACTTCTCAAGAGTGTCTTCAAACTGTGTAACAAATTCTTTACACATCTCTAAAGCCTTCAAGGTGACTACAGATTGCTGTGAAGTAATAACCTCGCGTTCAATCTCTTTACGAACCGCTTTCAGCTCTTTCTCTTTTAGGTATTTCAGGCCGGACTTACTCATAGTGTTTCTCCTAGTGTTTTAATAGTGATAAATTCCCAGTCGTACAGGTCATCTAAGTCTTCAGCGTCTAAAGAGGTTGCTTCCGTTAGTTTTTGAAGAACTAGGCTTTCAATGTCTTCACAACTATCAGGTACTTCGAACACTCCCTCATTGTTATTTCCTCCGAAAGAACCTCCGAAGTCGTACTCACACCAAACTTTAATATAGCTCATAGTATTTCTCCTATTAGTGTACGTTTGTAGTGTTGCTTTTATAAGCCTTAAAGACATCCTCTGAGAACTGTTCAGGTTCTGCCTTAATCACTTCAATGAACTTCAATAACACGTCTTCAGCATTCTGGAAGGTCATGTTATAGCGACCTACTAGGAATGGTTGTATGCGTGTTAATACAAGTCCTACAAGACCCTGCTTTTGTTCTGTAGATAGACTATCGGCGTTAAGATTGCTGTCAGTTTTGTTGCAGAGTTCTGCTAGGTCGTTTACAAGCATAATGTACGTGTATTCGTTATTCATGTCAAGCTCCTATTCTTCAAATCTTTCTTTCAGTTGTAAGTAGACTTCATAGTCTTTGTTATCGAACTTTGAGAGCTTTTCTTCTAGTTCTGAAATCTCTTTCAGGTACTTATCAATCATTTTATCCTTATAACGTCCTGTCATATTTCCTGTTCCAATGAACCTGACAAAACCATCACTATCAAAGCTAACAGTAGAGTATTTGTACTCAGACTTAACTAGCTCGTCTAAAGCTCTAAGGTCATCGATAAAGCTGTCAATGTTCTTATCACAACAGTTCATGTGATCGTCTAAGTAATAATAGCTTATTGCCTTCTTATTACCGTTTTTCAAGTCATTTACATTTTTATAAAGAGTCTCTATTCTTCTCTCAATATTCTGTTTATTTGCATATATCATCTTAAACTTTCCTCTAAGGATTAAATACAAACAAACTTCTATGATTTGGAGGGTTATTACGAGAGCCTATATGAACCCACGTATCAGTCTCCATTTCAAGTTCTGTCAACCACTTCAGCTTACCAGCTTCTTTCAGATCCATGATAAGACCTCTCAGCCAATCTGCATCTTTACTATAATCTCCTTTCAACCATCTTGCAAGCTTAGGATCAAATGCCCTACCAGAGGCATGACCAGAGGTTGGAGAGTAGTACGAGTCACCTACAGTACGTAGTCCAGACTCTGTATAGTTTCCTCCCCAGATCCAGTCATTGATAATGATAGGCTCATCAGCGTACTCTCGGATGATGTCAAGGTCTGTCAGCAGCCCAGCATCCAACAGTCGTAAAGACTTCTCACCTTCCTTCTCATACACTTTAGGACTTACAAGTTCCTGTAAGGTGAAATGCTTAGGTTTATAGTACATCTTTTAGTTCTCCTCCTAACAATAAGCCCACATAACAGGCTTTACATTTTCACTGAAAGGTTCTCCACCTTCTACATGGTAATACTGTGGAGCTTTGCTATAACCACCTGCATGTACCTTACGATACCCTTTCAGCACCTGATAATCTTCTGTTAGAACTAACACATGTACACCAACAGGTTCAAGTAGACTGAAGGTGTTCCATTTGAGACGCTGGAAGTTCTCTAATATTTGTTCTGGTGTTAACTGATGATCCATATCAACTTTCTCTCTCAAGTTCTGGCAGACTCTTAATAAACTTCCTTACTTCATTGTAAGCTGTCCAGATACCCTTATAGAACACTACCAGCCCTTCCACATCGTTAGAGTAGTATTGGAAGTTGTTATCAGAAATTGCCTGATAGTGTTTGATATTGTGCTTCCATTTTCTAGGAGCTGGAAGGCAAGCTATAGTTGTTTTCATATGCATTATGAGATGTCTCCTTTGGTGTATACTAAAATGTCATCTACATAAACCTTAGCATCTTTAGCTTTATCAATTATAGTCGATAGATCACTTATGTAGTCTAGTGTATCACCTACTTCAAGTCTAAAATTACAGAGCACCTTTTCACCATAACTATAGATGTTTATGTAAGAATAAATACCCCGCTTAGCTTTATGTAAGCGCATAGAGATTCCTTTAATATCTTCATAGCTAATACTCATTCTTAAAAATCTCCTCTAGTGTGTATCACATCCAGTCCTAGAAAAACCGTAGCACTGTCAGCCTTATTCACCAGAGTGCTTAATACTTCTACCTCACTGATATTGATACTACTGATATCTTTGAAAGTAATCTGACATTCAATATCAGGATCTGTACTCCCGTAAGAGGTGTAGTGAAACACTCCATCAATAACTTGACAGAACTCTAAAGGTATGTTTTTAGTTAACTCGTACTTGTTATTCATTCTTCTATCCTCTCCAAGACACTGTAAGGGTTCTTAAAACCTAAAATGATCTTACAACACCCTTACAGTCCCTGTCAACTACTATCAGCCAATGAAAGCCTTCATCAGTACATCTTTATTCTTACCAGTCTCCACTCCCAGAGCCGCTGCAATCGCATGATAGTCTGTAACACCAGCTACTAAAAGCGTGTTAGTCAACTGTAGACAAGCGATATAAGCGTTCATTGCAGGTAGATGACCACGTTGTTCAATGTAACTCACAGTGCTTCCAAAGCCTCCTGTCAGCTCTTTAGGAGTGTATCCTGTAGCAGCTTTAGTGATCACTCGGAAGAAATTGGAGTGCATGTGAGGTGATTCTGGATAGACACTCGCAATAGTGTTCTGCAAGGCTTTCTCCAGTTTCTCATAGCGACTAATAATCTCAGGTGTCAATGTGATACTGGAAGCGATACTTGCAGCTTCTGTGACGTTGCCTGTTGTCAGATGTTCAAAGGCTTTGACAGCACTCTTATAGAAGTTCTTATCAATAAACATAGCATACTTCAAGACTGTGTTGAGACTACCGAATATCTTAGTAGCACGGGCTTTACCTGTCTTGATAACATAACTATCGAAGTCTTCAGGAATGGGGACATTTTGTCCCGATTCTACAGAGATCACTTCAATGTCATTCTGACCACGGAAGAACTTAGAAGCCTTCTTACTGTCAGAGGCTCCAGAAGCCTTATAGATGTCATTCAGGCAATAACGACCATTATCATCCATCTCTACACTTACAAGTTTATCATTCAGTTTTACAGTTAGTTTATCCATTCCAATCTCCTTAATAGTTTTCTAATGCTTCAATAACACTTTTAGCCTGATTAACAGCCTTCTCTTCAGTAATACTGTCAAACACATTTTCAATATACTCCCACTTCTTTTCCTCTGACAGGTGATCTTTAGGGTAAATATAATATTTACATACTCCAAGACCTTCAGGTTTAAACATGACATCTACACAAGGGTTATGGTTCTCGTCTGTCATCATAACTACAAGAACCTGACCAACCTCTTCATTGTTATACAGTTTAGCAAAATTATCCATCTAGGACTCTCCTATTAGTTTCTTAAAAGACCTGACAGGGAATCTGTCAGGCTTGTTAGTGATCTTATATTAGTCTGAGAGGTGTGTCAACATCATTCTACAGGAATCCTATAAAACCTTACACTACCTTCCACCTCAAACCCTGTCAGACCTTTCAGCCACTCCTGATAGCCTTTAAAGTCCTTAAAGTCATACCTCTCATTAGTCCACTCTAAGAGACCTTCAGGAACCTCTCTAGGGAATCCGTGTAAGTATCCTTGAGGGATGTCTACCATGATCTTGTAGTTATCCATCTTAAAGCACCTTTCAGCTGAGTTTCCAAGGACGGGTTCAGGTTGTTTCATCTGGTAATTACTCACAGCATTTGTACCCTTGTCATTATTCCTTAACCTCTAACATTCGCTCATGGAAATCTTCACGAATCCTGTGATATATCTGACCAGAGATCATGCAACGATACACTATCAGCCGCTCACCTCTAAGTTCTCCAGCTCCATTAGAAACACCTAACAATTCGTACTACCCACCTTTAGATTTTGATGTGTACACCTTCATAGCTTACCTCCAACATAATCAAAGCCATTCCCCTGATACATCTTCACCTTCCTTTTCAGCTTACTATAATGTCCTGCACCATACTGCCACAAATACCTTACAGAATCCTTACCAGAGCTGTCAGTCACCACCTGTAGTCCTACAAAGTAGGTGGTAGGATCATCATCAGCGTGTACATAGAAGTTGTGCTGATAGATAAGCGTCTGTAGAAGCTCCTGTACGTCCGCTGAGAGGGCGTGTAAGCTAACCTGATCCATTCTACTATATTTCCCTAAACGGTATTCTACCAGCTTTTTAGCACTGTTAGAATCCATGTTTAACCCTCCACGCATTCTCCATCATTTTATAAGCATCTTCTACAATCCTTGGACACTCATTGTGTATAATATTAACGACTTGTGGATTAACTCCGTAATGTCTTACTAACCCTCCGAAGCACTCTTCAAGCCAACTTAGATGAAACCTATTTGACCCTGTAAGGTCTATAGTCAGCACCTCACCATCCTTAAGCTCGTCTAAATGTTGCTTTAGGATGAAATCCCTAACTTCCTCTCCAGATGTATGCCCGCAATGGCTAGACTCTATACAGTACCTTCCAAATGGTTTTACCTCGTAATCTTTCACTAAATTAATATACATTATACTTGCCCTTCTAAATGTTCTACCAGTTCATTGATAGGTGTCCAGTCAGAATCTTTAATTTCCCACCAAGCTTCGTGTAGGTCATCTGACAGGAACACCTTATCAGATTCAAAGAGACTTTTCAGTTTTCTGAGAGGTTCTTTTAGGTGGCTGTAAGTGTATAGGTAGTGGTCTACGAATCTGTCATAAGTTGAAAATACATGACCTACAATCTTCACCGTCACAGGTAGTTTACACTTTGTTGTTAACTTAACGTTAATCCAATCCTTAGCGTCATAATAACAGTAGCATTTACGTGTCCTGAAAAATCCCTTTTCGATAGTACAGAACTGCTCCTTATCACACTCCTTCAACTGTTTATTAACAACACTGATAACGTCATCAAGATACTTTGAGAATGCTTGTAACTTAACCCTGTCAGCGTCTGTCACGTTTACTTCAGCATAACCTTTAAAGCACATCACCAGTCTCCTTTAAGCTGATTAGTTGTGAACATACACTAAACACTACAGACAACCCTACAAACACACCTCCAGCGTAGTGTAAGGAGCTGTCAAGGTAATCTAGTGCTGTCAGGCGGTATAAAAGTTCTACAGCTACACTCAATGTAAAGATATAAACTACAGGTAGTGTTAAGCTACCTGAAAGGTCTTTTAGGAAATCACTCATTTTCTACTCCTGTTGTTAGTGAACCTGTAGGTATCTTATAGGGTCTGTTAGTTCCTGTCAACCACTTTATATAAAGATTCCTGACAGTGTTTAACAGAGCTATAAGAGTCTGAAAGGTGTCTACACGTTGAGGGATTAAATATGGTGAAACCAAATCCCAATCTGACAGTACCTTTAGTCTCTTTAAGTTATTGTCAGCTTTCTGTGTACACAGTGTTTGACAGACCCTTAAAGGTATTCTATAGTCTGTATTAACGGATTTCTTCTCTATCTATCCGTATCTTTAGACCTCTGAAAGAGCCTTAAAGAAACTATCAGGTGTTCCCTTATAGTGTAAGGCCGTTAAGAACTGTCTAATATACGTAAGCTTTAGTACTCTGGAAGAACCCTTGGAGAAATTATGAGGCTCCTTATAATGTAAGGCCGTTAGCATGAAATTCATAGTGAGGAGAATTAACATGAATAACACTGATACACTAGGCTGGAGTGATCTGAAGAATCTACGGAAGTCTTTAGGTGATAAATCAGCTAAGGTAAAGTTCCACCTAGAAGACGCTGACAGACCTGTTAAGCGCAACTGTATTGTTAACAGTGTTCTATACGATATGCAGGGTAGAAGACCTTCAGACACTTTCTGTTCTGTTAATGACGCTATCATTGGTGCTTGTAGTCTCACTGATAGGTTAACTGATAAGGCTCTGAAAGCAACTACAGTTTATCTGATATTACAGACAATCCATAACATCTCTACAAAGACTATTCAGTGTATGTTCGGGATGTCTGACAGGCAAGCTAGGAAGTATGTACAGATCTGTAGAATCCTAATGCCAGTGTTAGAGAACACCTTTCAGAAGTTTGAAGAAAGTCTTGACATCGTTTCTGAGATAGACGATACTGTAGTTCAACTTAAAGAAAACTGAGAGAATGCTATGAATAACTTAAAGAAACTAACAGGAGGCTCTTAATGCGGTGTATTTGTTGTAATAATCCAATGCCTTACAAGTCTAAGATGCGTCCTGTAACCACGTATTCAGGCGAGATGAAAGACAAGTTTAAGGATCACATGGAAGACTTCCCTTGGCAGTCTGAAGAGAGTCTTTGTAGGGACTGTTTAGAACCAATCAAGAGTATTAACAGTGACACTAACGAGAGCTGTGTAATGTATGGTGCAGCATACTCTCAGGAGGACGTTTCAGAAGACCTAGCGTATGACCTGTCAGGTAACAGTCAGTTGGTTGATAAGGACTATCAGGGATGGGGAGAGAAATTGAAGTTGTATGATAAGTAGTGACAGGTTCTGATAGATGTATTGTAAGGGTATTACAAAGGGCTTGTAAGGTATTGACAAGTGTTTCTGATAGGTGCATTATATAACTTGCAGGCGAGAGATTGGTGGTGATATGAAAGATGACTATGAAGGTTTCTGAAGAAGATTGGTTTTAGTTCTGTCGTCAGCTAATCTCAGAAGCAGTCTAGCATTAGGCTCTTGGTAGGCTTCTCTGAGAGATTGACAAGGTATCGGAAGTGATGTTAGCTTACAGCTACTGATATAGAAAGCTGATAACTCAGTCAAAGAGTATAAAAGTCATCCTTCTAGGAGTTAGTAGCTTGTACTAGGAGGATGTAGGACACTTAGAGGTGTATAAAGATGTAAAGATACACACTGAAAGTATCTAAGCTGGAGGTGGTCAAACGATAAGTGGTGAGGGTTCGTAACCTTGCAAGTCGTCAACGCTGTGAAGCTGTGGGCGCAACCTTTGAATTGACTATTAGGGGTGTTTATGGAAGACTATAAAGATCGTATTAAAGAAGAGTTGTCAGAATTAGAAGGTAAGCTTGAGAAGCTGGAAGCTTTTATCAGGACACCTAAGTTTGATAAATTAGAGTCATCTGAACGTGGTAAGCTTATAGTTCAGAACGATATTATGAAGCAGTATGTACAGGTTCTTGAAGACCGTTTATAGTAGGTCTGAGGTCTACCAGACGTAATCAGACTCTCTGTGGTGAAACTTAGAAGGTTCTTCTAGCACCGCTTAGAGATTGTCCTTGTAGTGTTCTATGAGGTGGTTTGGTAGAATTTTAAATTATCTTTTAGGAGTGTTTATGAGTTTATTGAGTGTTTTGACAGTAGTTTTTATTGTACTTAAACTGATGTCAGTGATTGATTGGAGTTGGTTCCTTGTACTTCTTCCAACGATCCTACATATTATCTTATTCGTGTCAGCTTTTGCATGGCTGAGTTACATGAAATCTAAAGGTCACAAACGATAGTTCTAATAGCGCCATAACCTCTGGCTTCTTTGATTCATTTATCAGAGTCTGTCAAGTTATGGCCTTCTCCTACAAGAACATCAAAGAACACTCTAGCGAGGTTGACACCACTCTGAGGGCTGCCACTCCTACAGTTGCTTAGAGCGGCTACGTGTCTATGTGGTAGGGAAGGTATTAGGTGTACATGAAAGCCAATCATAACGCTTGCATCTAATAACAACTAGAGTGTTCTTCCATGTTCTAATAAGCTTACAATGTAAGTTCCTCTCAGGGATGCTATCAGCAGAGATGTTGGTGCATCCCTTTTTCAGTTCTATCAATAAAATTAAAGGTGGTATATGAGTGAAAAGAAACAGCTAAGGTCATGGCTTCCAAAGGATCAGGAAGTGATTGAAGAGATGCTAAGAGATAATCCAGTAGTAGAAGCTGATCTATCAGACCTCCTAGCAACAGCTGACAAGACTGTTAAGAGCTTGAAGGTGAATCATAACGGTGTGTGGTTCTGGAAGGCCTATGCGGACAAGAAAGGGGATGTATGGGTAACTAACGTAAAAGATCCACGTATCATCAATACAGTGACAGGTAAGATGCGGGGTAATCTGTCATGGGCTGGAGAGGGTGGTAATCCTGCTGGTAAGCCTCAAGGAGCTGTTAACCGTAAGACTGCTAAGAGTGTCTGTGATTCTCTGGGAGTTCATCCTATGGAGCTGATAGCGGCTTATATGAGTAAGGATAGGAAGCTTCTCAGGAAGTATGGGATCTATGAGAAGGAGTATAAGACGATTACAGCAGCTCAACAGTTGAAGTCTGCAATGTATCTGGGAGATAAACTGCAAGCGAACTTGAAGCCAGCTGAGATGGGGTTAGATGGGGAGGCTAGACTGTCTGTAGAGGTAACAGAGGAAGAAGCGCGTAACCAGATTCAAGTGTACCTGCCAGCTAACCAACAGAAGGAAATCTTAGATATCGGTGTAGAGCAATACCTTGAAGACCATAAAGAAGAACTGGAAGCCTACGATAAAGGTAATGAAGATGACGCTTTAGTCTGGTCAGTAACTGAAAGCGACTCTCAGGAGTAGGAGGTTACATGGCAACATCTGAAAGAGAAAAGGTTAATGTAGAGATACTTACAGCCACTGAAGAGACTATGAATCAGAAGTCTAAGGCTCGTAGGGATCTTGTTGAGAGGATTGACAAGGCAGATTTCAGCAACTTCGACGCTTCTCCTTGGAAAGATCCTAATACTATCAGACCAATCCCCGGCAAGCAAGAGCAGTTCATCCTATCGGATTCTGATATAACATTCTTTATCGGTGGTAGTGGTACGGGTAAGTCTGAGGCGATGGTCTTAGATCAACTACAGCATGTTAAAGATCCTAACTATGAGTCTATTACGTTCCGTAGGACTACTAAGTCACTGAAAGGTGCTGGTGGTATCTTTAATAAGGCTGGTAGGGTCTATGAGCGTCTAGGTGCTGAGAAGAAGCTGCAAGATTTGATGTATACGTGGCCTTCAGGTGCTACGGCACGATACTCTCACTTGGAGCACGGTTTAGCAACAGCAGAAGCTAATCACGCCGGTCTCGAATACGCCAGAATCTACTATGATGAATTACATACTTTCGATAAAGACAGCTTCATGTTCATGCTTTCTCGACTACGCTCTAATGCCGATGTAGATGCAGCTGTAAAAGCTACTATGAACCCTACACCTAAGGAGACTATCGGGGGTTGGATACATGAGTTCCTAGAAGGGTTCTATATTGATGAGTACGGATATCCTATTGAAGAGAATAGTGGTAAGAAGAGGTATTTTATCACAGACGATAATGGTACGTTAATCTGGGCAGACCACCCAGAAGAACTACAGGCACAGTATGGGTATGATTGCGCCCCTATGTCGTTCACAGCTATTACAAGCTGCATCATAGACAACCCTGTTCTTATGTCCCTACAGCCACGTTACCTACCGTCTCTTAAGAACATGGGACGTATTGCTAGGGAAAGATTACTCTACTGTTGTTGGAATGTATCACCGAAAGGGGCAGGTTACTTCCAGAGGGAATGGATTGAATATGTTGACGGTAAGGATCTACCAAAGCTTAATAAGGTTATCAGGGCTTACGATCTAGCAGCTAGTGTCAAGAGTGAGATCAATTCAGACCCAGACTGGACAGCTGGTGTGAAGATAGGCCTAGGTGAGGATGGTTGCTTCTATGTAATGAATGCTAAAGAGATTCTAGCACGACCTGCTGGTGTTGCTAAGTTGATACAAGAAACTGCTGTTATGGATGGTAAGAACGTACCTATAGGAATCCCTCAAGATGCCGGTGCGGGTGGTCTTATCCAGTTTGAGCACTACGCTAAACCTCTTATTTTGAAGGGTTATAAGGTTAAGAAGGCAAAGACCCGTAAAGGTAAGCTTGAAAGGTTTTCAGGATTCTCTAATGCCGCTGAAAATGGCATGGTTAAGATTGTAAAAGGGGACTGGAACGATAAGTATATCACACAGCTGGAAAACTTTGATCCAGATCGTAAAAGGCAACATGACGATTAACTGACAGGTCGTCAATAAACCCATTGAATTGCTGGAACATCTCTCAGAGACTATCAGCAGCTAAGATACTTAATAGGTATAAAGTTCAACGGCCATCGAAAGCACACTAATAGTGCCACTATTAGTGGAAGCGAGTAGAGTAGACTGTAAGTGCAGTCGAAGCGGTGGGGTGCAGTTATGCACATGATATGGTCTGATCTTACAGGCGACTGTAAGCAGCTCTTAGAGAGCGGGATAGTATTAACGACACTATCTGAACACAAATGCTAGTCGATGCAACATCCGATGCCTACAACTTCCTAGTATCTGGCAGAAAGCTTCCAGACAACTTCAAGTTATCCATGCCAGCGGAACTAGGAAAAACTAATCCTTTTAACTTCTAACATTTCTCTTGACAGCTTCCTCTCAGCGCTCTAACATCCTTATTGTCATATAAACACTGAGAGGAACTTCAAGATGACTTTAGATATTAAAATGTATGATACAGGCGACTGTAGTAGACTCGATGTAGATTTCTTACAGTATTGCTTAGAGCATGGTGATAAGATACATCTGATTAACAATGCAAATTACTTCAACTATTACTGTGAGCAATACTTAGAATACCTTTTAGAAGTGTTTGATAAAGACTTTCTGAAAGCTAATGTAACCTTTGAAGGTTTTGAAAGTAACCTCCTAGACTGATTAAGGAACTGTAAGAACATGGGTAAGACATTTCGCAAGGAACGTACAAAACCTAAAGGGACTAAGAAACCTATCAAGCGTTGTAAGAAGGTTGATGGCGAGGCTCTCGTAAACACTATCAGTCCTGATTGGGATCTGGAAGAAGACTTCACAGATCAACCTGAACCTCTGTTTGATAATTATGAGTGTTTCTGTGAGGACTCTGACATCTCTCACTGTGGATTGTGTTATACAATGACAGAAGATGGTCAGTTGGTTCACAAGGAAACTGGAGAGGTATTATAGCCTAAATGTTACACTATAACATTTCTGTAAATAAAACTTGACATCATTTCCTTAATCCCACATTATATATCCTATCAACAAGGAAATACAACACCAGAGCCTGAAAGGAACTTAAAACGCCTTTCAGGCTTTCGTGTTTGAATCCTCAAAAGTTACATCGGAGGACTTTTAATGGCTGATAAAACAGCTCCAAGAGTTCTAGGTGCAACAGGCTTACGTTATGCAGCTGGTAGAGTACAAGAAGACGAACTAGCAAGAGATCTTAGATTCCCTCAAAGTCTTATCACATATAATAAGATGGAAAGTGATGCTATTGTAGCTGGCACACTGTTTATGATTAAGCAGTTTATGCGAAAGGTACAATGGGATGTAGAACCTAAAGGTGGCCTTGAAGCTTCTGACTATGCTAAAGAGAAAGCTGACATTATCCGTGACAACCTCTTTAATGGTATGGAGAGATCCTTTGACCAACTTATGAGTGACATCTGTTCATTCATTAAGAATGGCTTTGGATTCCATGAACCTACCTTCAAGGTTGTAGACGGTAATATACTCTGGAAGGACTTTCCTGCTAGACCTCCTTCAAGTATTAAAGGGTTTGTCTTTGATAAGCAAGGTTATGTAACTCATGTAGAACAGTATCAGGTTAATAACTCCTTCAATGATACTAACAGTCTCTATTTGAGTACAACTAAAAAGATCCCTTACAGCCGCCTGTTACATTTTAGAACAGATAGTGAAAAGAACAATCCTCTAGGTCGATCAATCTTAAAGAACGCTTACAGAAGCTGGTACATTAAGAGTAAGCTAGAAGAACATGAAGCTATCGGTGTAGAGCGTGAAATGAACGGTATTCCTTTCATACGTGCTCCTAGTGAAATCACCAGTGCTACAGAAGATTCTGAACATTATCAATCATACCTGCAAGTGTTAAAGACCTTACAGAACATGAGAAATAATGAACAGGCAGGTTTAATGCTTCCCTCTGATAGAGATGAAAGTGGCAACCTGTTCTTTGACTTTGAGCTTATTCAGAACGCTGGTGGGCGCTCTTTAGACACCTCTAAGATTATTGAGAGGTGGGACTACAGGGTTGCTCAAAGTCTTCTGAATGACTTCCTTCTAATGGGCAGTAGCTCTACTGGTAGTTTTGCTTTAAGTGATAACAAGGTTAACACATTTGTACAGTCACTGGAAGCCTACCTTGAAGTGATCAGTGAGCAGTTTAACAGACGTGCTATTAAAGATCTCTATATTCGTAATGGATGGGATCTTAAAGAAATCTGTAAGCTGGTTCATAAGCCTATTTCAAGTCCTACTATCTCTGAGATTGCAGACTTCTTACAGAAAGCTGACGGTTACATCACACCTGACAAGACCTTTGAGAACTTTGCTAGACGTGAGATTGGAGCACCTGATAGGGATGAAGAAGAACTCTATCTGGATAAACCTACAGCAGCTCACCAGAGTACATCTCAGCGTATTGCTATGGAGAATGCAGCGGCTAAGAATAATCCTCTTAGTAATGAAATGGAAGATCTTGAGAAGAGTCTTGTGAGGTCACTAGAAGGTAATTATAACGGAGAAGCTTAATGAAAGAGAAAGAAAGTATTCTGAAAGCTTTCTCAGGCTTACTTGACGGTATTCTGGGAGGCTCTGATAAGGAACAGTTAGAGTCTCCTGTAGAAGTCTGTAAGGCTGTAGACACTGAGAAGAAGCAAGCAACATTTCTAGCTATGATGGCCTATAAGGATGTTACAGAGTTTGACTTACATGAAGACACTTGGGAAGTAGATACAATCGCTAAGGCTTGTCATAGCTTTAATATAGATTGTATGAAGACTAACCTTGGTCATCTAGTAATGACAGATGATTCTGTAGCAACGATTGTAGAGTCCTACATTGCACCTGTAGATATGACTCTAGGTGATAAATATATCACTAAGGGTAGTTGGCTGCAAGTGTGGCAGTTTGCTGATGATAGTATCTGGCAGGGTGTTAAGAAGGGTTACTGGACTGGTATCTCACCAGCATTCCTAGCGAAGTATATGGAGCTTAAAGATGACTCAGAAGAAAGCTAAAAGGTTGATCACTGATATGAGCTTTAAGGGTGAGAATGCTCATATGGCTCTTGTCAGTGTTGATCAAGGTGGTGGAGCTAATGGTGTAAGTACACTGTTAATGAAAACTGCTGAAGATACAAGTGAAATGAATAGTAAGCAGATTGAAAGTCTCAAAGAGATTATCAAAGCTGTTCAAGGTGTTAGTGATGAAGAAGCCTCTCAGATGATTGGCAATGTTATCACTGATAAAGAAGCTGGTGGGGTTTCTCCTGTCAGTGAAGTTAGTAAGGCTTCTAATGAAGCTGAAGAAACCCCAAATGAGGATAATAAAATGTCTGATGTAGAACAGCAGGAAGAGTTCCAAAAAGCTCTTGCAGCTAAAGAAGCTGAAATGAAAGCTCAGTACGAAGAACTTGAGAAAGGTCTGAAAGCTAAGTTGGCAGAGTTTGAAACAGCTAAAGAAGCTGAGGTGTTAAAGGCTGCCGAGCAAGAAGCTCTTCTTTACAAATCTCTAGGTGTCACTGAAGAAACTAAAGGTGAGTTTGCAGTAGCTCTGATGAAAGCTAAAGGTGACGACTCAATGAAACCTATTATGGCTGCTTTGGAGAAAGCTCAGAACATTATCAAGCAAGTTGAAGACGGTACTTTCGTAGAGAAAGGTCATAACGTGGAAGCTACTAATGAAGATCTTACATTAGATGAACAGCTTGCTCAAAACATTCAGAAATCAGCAGAATCTAAATAAGAGGTATTAAAAGATGAGTGGAGTAATTTACACACAACCTAAGCGTTACAGTGATCTAGTTAAGAAAGAATTCTGGCAGCAAGAAGGCTGGTGTCCGGAAGAAGGTATTGTCAATGTAGCGTCTGAAACCGCACTGACTATTGGTAGTGTTATGGGCAAGATTACAGCATCTGGTAAGTATGTACCAAGTGATCCAGCAGCTGTAGATGGTTCTGAAGTAGCTGTAGCTATCGTAGCAGAGAACATTACAGTCCCTGCAACTACTGACACCAAAGTACAGTTGATTGTAGATGGCCCTATGATTGTTGCTGAACAGTCTCTTGTATTTGATGTAGCACATGACGCTGGTCAGACTACTACAGCTCTGGCAGAACTGGCAGCTATAGGCATCAAAACTAAGACTCAACTTTACTAAGGAGTAATCTATAATGGCAAACGCTCGTAATTTTCTAAACAACGGTACTCTGACAGATTTTACCCGTAGTATTAACTCCTTCCCTAATATGTGGGGTCTGGTTGGTAATATGGGTCTGTTCTCTGACCAAGGTGTTGCACAAGACAATATCACCATCGAATCCCGTGATCAAACTATTGGTCTTATTGGCGACACCCCACGTGGTGTACGTGATTCTGTAGTTGGTAAAGATGACAAGTATGTAACCCGTGCCTTCGCTATCCCTCATTTTGCTGTACAGGATCGCATTGAACCTAAAGACCTACAGGGTGTTCGTCTGTATGGTACTGACAATGAACCTGACACTCTGATGAGGGCTCGTACACGTAAGCTTGAGCAACTTCGCAAGTCCCTGATGATCACTAAAGAGCACCTGCGAGTACAAGCTATCAAGGGTGACATTGTAACAGCTAATGGTAACTCCTTCAGTAACCTGTACACCGACTTTGGTGTTACTCAGAAGTCTGTAGACTTTGTACTTGGTACAGCAGCTACTAAGATCAATGATAAGATTGAAGAAGTAATTGCTCACATCCAAGATAACCTATTTACTGGTTCTGTGCCGGATGAGATTGTTGTACTGTGCTCTCCTAGTTTCTTCGGTAAGCTGGTAAGCCACTCTAAGGTTGAAACCTACTACGGTAACTACCTGAACACTAACCAACAGAATGGTGAGCAGGTAGTACGAGATCGTCTAGGTACTGGCTTGTACCGTACATTCGCTCATAAAGGTCTGGTGTTTGTAGAGTATCGTGGTAAGTACAACTATCAGGGTGCTACAGTTGACCTGATTGAAGCTGATGATGCTTACGCATTCCCTATGGGTGTAGATGACCTGTTCACCGGCTACAACGCCCCAGCAGACCACTTAGACTTCGTAAACACTCTGGGTGAACCGATGTACGCATTTGAACACACTGATCCTCGTGGTTTCTACCATGAAATCTTTGCTGAAATGAACTACCTGCCAATGGTTAAAAGGCCGCAGGCTGTTGTCAAGTGTACTACTAGCAACTAAAAGTAATTATAAGGCTGTCATGTCAACTTAGGCTTGGCAGCCTTTTTAGTTTCTTATTTAAGAAACACTAAAACATCACATTACAGTGTTTCTTATATAGCAAACTAAAGGAGGTTTGGTATGGGATACGGTATAAGTAAATCTGAAGAAATCTCATCAGACTCTACAGACACTTTTGAAGTAGTCGTCAATAACAATGCAAGATCCTATCAGATTTTTGTAAAAGCTGATCAACTCCTTACCAGTGGGTACTTGATCGTTAAAGCGTTAAATAGCACCAACGACAGGTATCAGGATGTGATAACAAAAGATGGTAGGATGGCTAAGATAAGCTTAACAGAACCTGACAGTATGTTGATAGTTGGTAACAGTATTAATAGCTTCAAGTTCACACCAGTAGACTTAGAGTCTGGTAAGAACTATCAGGTCTTTGTAGAGAACCTTGGAGTGTGGCAATGAGTGTAGTGCAGGAAAACACTTCAATTATTGACGGTAACGTCTACGAGGGTAATGCAGCCTTTACTGTTCAAAGTTATACTGAAATTAACTCTAAGAATGGTACACAGTTTGAGTGTCAGATAATCTTTGAGAACATCCAGAGTAATACACCTCAGACCTTTTCATTCACTACAGGATCTGATCCGGTTATTGTAAAATCGAGAGGTATTTCTGGAGAGTTCTCTAATATCAACTATGACATATATAGAGATTCTACAGTTACAGGTGGAACCAGTGTGTTAGTATCTAACTTGAATGACAGAAACTCTGTAGTAAATCAAGTTGATGTGACATTGAATCCGACATTAACAGTGAAAGGTGATCTATGGAGTCCTCATAAGATTGTAGGCTCTGGTACTAATAAGTCTGTTTCTTATGGTACCCCTCAAGGTGAGAGGATTCTTAAAGAGAATACATCGTATGTTGTAGAGGTCATAAATAACGATGTTACAACAATACCAATCCTCGTAGTTGACCTTTCATGGTATCAAGGACAGTTAGACTTAGATATTCGTAAAACTTAACAAAGGACACTAATAATATGACCTTCACATACGATCCAGCCCTTACAGACTCTATCAGTCAAGTAAGAGATATGGTAAGGGATGTGAGTCAAGACTATTATACCTTTGAAGATGAAACTATCAACTACTACTTAAACGTAGCAAATGGAAGTGTTCTGGGAGCTGCTGAACAGGCAGCTTTTAGACTCTGGCAAGACTTCACAGCTCAGGCTGAAGTATCTGAAGTGGATAAGACTCGTATTGAGAATAAGAACACTGCGAAGTTCTATAAAGACATCTATGAGGATATTAAGAGAGAGAACAAGAAGTCTAAGATGTTTAGTAGTGGTAAATCTCCCGTGTTCTTTGGAGGTATTGATAGGTCATCTTTCAACGCTAATAGAGAAGACAAATCCCTTACACCTAACGACTTCACTAAAGATATGGAGAACTTTGATAGGCGTTATCCAGAGCTTACAAAGGTTGGTGAAACACCTTTAGACACCTCCTACTACTTAGAGGATGACTACTATGAGGGATCATAAAAGTCTCCTTACAAGAAACCATACCCGCGCTTGGAGAACCACCTTCAAGTCTATGTTAAAACCTGTCACATTTGAAAGGGAAGCTACAGACGGTGAGAGGAATCCTGTGACAGGTGTAGAGACAGGTGGTACTAATGGTATCTCAGAAGCTGTCAGCGGTATGTTCAGAGAAGTGGATGTAAAGATTCAGGATGGTGTGAATATCACTAACACTGATAGTCAATTTACAGTCCTTCAAACAGACCTGAAGAAAGCTTCTGACAGTTCTCTTATACGTCCCTTAGAGAATGACAGTATTACTGATAGCTTGTCTAATAAGTGGCGTGTTATTCAAGTGCTAAATGACCCTACAGACATCTTCTGGCATTTAATTATCAGGAGGCTGTGATGGCTAAAGATGATTGGAGTGACCTGTCAGATTGCTTCTATGAGATGGCTGGAGACACTGTACAGGAAGCTAAGAAAGATATTGTAAGATCTTTCATGCACAATGTAGCACAGCCTCTTACAGCCTCTGGTTATGCTCCTGTAGACACTGGTAATTGGATTGCTAATAATGTGGTTGTCTATAATACTCCTAATGATGAAGAGAATGACAGCAGAGATGAAGACGGTCTTATGACTACCCTTAGAGCTGACTATAAGGTGGAGCAGTCTAAGCCATTCCAAACTGTAGCTGTTCAGAACAACACTGAGTATAACCTTGAAGTAGAGTATACAGGTTGGACTAATAAGTCTGGTACAGTGACTACCACACCACCTTACAGACCTTACAGAACAGCCTTTGAGAAACTAAGAGACTCTATAAAATGAATATGAAGCCTTCTGAGGTGAGGGCAGCTCTAATCAATCATTTCTATACTAACTACTCCGAGACTCCTGTCGAGTATGATAATGTCCAGCTAAAAGAAGCTGATAAGAAGAACCCTTTCGTTTCTTTCAATATTAGATTCACTAACGGACAAACAATCATAAAAGGTGATGGAACTATCACTAGACACTCAGGAGTTGTGTTTGTAGATGTACGTGTACCTGTCCTTACATCCGATATCAGAGCCTTTGAGATTGCTGATAAGGTTTGTGAGGTGATGGAAAGATCACGTATTAATTACAACGGTTCTAGTGTCACTACAGATGCTTCAGAGCTTGGTAGACCTATTAGTTATAATGATGAGTATTATCTGCTCCCTGTCTCAATCCCTTTCAGAGCGACTTAAACTTTTAAGCCTCTTCCAGAATCTTTAACTGTTGTTAGAGATATTTAGCTAAATATACCCTTATAAGGAGACATAATACATGTCTGATTCCAATGCGGTGGTACTCCGTTATGTACCAGAAACAACTTACGGTGAGACTCCAGTAGATAGTACAGACTGGAAGACACTACGATGGACTTCTGAGACGTTTACAGCTTCTCCAGAGACTACACAGTCCAGTGAGATTCGTAAAGACCGTGCTGTAAGTGATATGCCTAAAGTTAACACTACAGTTAATGGTGGCTTCAACTTTGAGTTCTCTGCTAACACTTTTGATGAGTTTGTAGAAGCTGCTCTAGGTGGTACATGGGCACAAGATGGCGTTAATCTATGGGACATCGTAGAACAGGGTACAACTTACCGTTCTTTCAGTGTTGAGAAGGAATACTCGGATCTTACGAAGTTTGTAGGCTTCAAGGGTATGCGCGTAGGCACTTTCAACTTCTCCTTAGCGTTTGGTAGTATCATCACAGGTGATGTAGGTTTGGCGGGTAGTGATGGCGTCACCGCTACAACCTCTCTGGTAGGTGCTGGTAGTACAGCTCCTGCTACAACTACACCGCTTATGACAGCATCTTCAGATGTTGGTAGTGTTAAGATTGATGGTGTAGAGGCTACAGTATGTCTGACAGGTCTTGACTTGTCTATTGACAACAATCTACGTGCTATCAACTGTATTGGTCGTGACACACCTAAAGATCAGAAGATAGGTACTTGTAACATCTCTGGTACAGCTACTATGTATCTTGATGCAGATGCTTTCGCTCTCTATCAAAGCGCTCTAGCTAACTCAGAGGCATCCTTGGAGTACACTGTAACTGACGGTACTAACTCCTTCACCATCTTCCTACCACGCATTAAGCTCTCAGGTGACACTCCACAGGCTGGTGGTCTGGATCAGGATGTAACCTTCACTATGACCTTTATGGCTCTTATTGATGATGTAGAAGGCACTCCTATACGCATCACTCGTACACCTAACGTAGTTTAATCGTAGGTTTTCATCTCAGATGGCATTACAGCCTGTATAATTATCTTGACAGGTTATAGTAATTCTATCATTATATAATACATAACAACAATAACAGTTTGTGAGGCTGCTTCTCATGTTTGTCCGTGTGAGAAGACTGACAGCCTCTTTTAACATCTTAACCTAACGGACTTAATCTTACAATAACGGATGAGGTATACAGCATGGCTTTTATTATTAACAACATTGACGTAGACGCTAAACAAAAAGGTGTCTGGAAAGAATTTAAAGACGGTGGTGAATTTAAGATTACTCACATGTCTAGTGAAGATTTCATCAAAGCCCGTGAAGAAGCTAACGAGATGGAAGATGAAGAAGCTAAGAATAAACATCTAGCTAAAGCTATGATCAAAGATTGGAGAGGTGTTGTAGATACTGAAGGTAATGAACTGAAGTTTGACCCTGACATTGTAGCTCAAGAGCTTAAAGACAACTCAGAGTTCTACACCTTCGTGCTCACTACAGCAACTCAAGAAGAAGACTATAAGCGTGTAAAAGAAGCTAAGAAAGCTGAGAAAGTAAAAAAGCCTTCGAGTGGCAACTAAAGCATTCTAACAATGATAAGTCAGGACTATATGACATCATTGCAAAGAAAACTGGTAAGACTCCTAAAGGTGCTGTAAACAAACCTGTCTTCACTCCTGAAGATCACTGGTATATTAACACTTTCTACACGTTAAACCTTAGCAGACAATCTGGTATGTCTCTGGGAGCTATCCCTATAAGTGAGATTACTAACTATTACAACGAGTTTGAAATGATAGATTCTAAGAGGTGCTTCCTTAAAGTGATGCAAGCACTAGATAGTGTCTACTTAGAGCACGTTAACAATCAAAATAAGAAGTCTGCTAGTTAGATTATATGAGGGAGGTTGTAGACACTTACAGCTTCCCTCTTTTTGTTTCTATAAGAATTAACAGGAGTGAGATATGGAGAAAAGGTTAAGCCTTACCATTGACCCTAAGAAAGCTGAAGAAGGTGCTAAGAAGGTTTCAAGCCTCCTAAAAGACCTGACAAAGCAAGCTGATAAGTTACAGAAAGCTTTAGATAAAAAGAAAGAACTTGAAGTCACTCTCAGTAAATCAGCTACTAAGAAGAACCTTAAAGAATCCCTTGATAACATCACACTGAATAAGAAGGTTGAGCTATACGCTACTAAAGCAGATACTACTAAGTCATTACAAGGCACACTTAACAGTCTAAACCTCACAGCCGCTGTTAAGTTCAAGTCTCAGGGTGCTGTAATCGCCCCTACAGCTTCTTCTAATACACCACCTAGTAACCCTATGGGTAAGACTGGAATCCCTCAATTAGATCTTGTAGGTGGTTCTACACAGCTTGATAATTACACCTACAAGCTCAATCAGGTGTTTGCTGTAAGTGATCTTGTAGGGAAGAAGACAGACCAACTTAACAATGAAGTGACAGACCTTGAACTAGCTATGAGACGGGCTACAGGGGCTGTAGATGATAACTATAATAAGCTAGAACTATACAACACTGAAGTAGGTAAAGAGCTTCTACTCACTAATGAGATGGTTAAAGCTAGACGTAAAGCTATTACAGAAGTCTCAAAGGAAGCTAAACTCACTGACCACCTTAATGAGCAGACTGCTGAGAATGAAGCTAAGCTTAAGATGCTCTCTCAGGGTTACTATCAGCACAATGCTAATGTAAAAGAAGCTATCAGGGTTGAGGAGAAACTAGTAGCCACTAGAGCTAAACTTAACAATGTTAATTCAGACTCTGCCAGAGAACTGAAAGCTCTTGAGAAGCAACTGAAAGAAGTTGATGATGTTAACAATCAGGTAGGTAAGTCTTCACGTAACTTACAGCGCTCTATGATGGGTGTTGGTATTGCTGCAAGCATGTTCTCAGGCACTATGATCATTGAAGATCTCTTAAGAACTGCTGATGCTTACACAGAACTACAGAACAAACTGGTAGTTGTTACAGGCTCTACAGAAGGTCTGACACAGGCTACAAGTGATCTTGTACAGGTAGCTTTCAATTCACGTACATCTCTTGCAGCTACTGTAGACCTCTATTCTAAACTTAACCGTGTTAACAAACAGTACGCTTACAGTCAGAGAGAGATCCTTACAATCACTGAGACTGTATCCAAAGCTGTTGCTATGTCTGGTGCTTCTACAGCTGCGGCTGAAGGTGCTGTTATCCAGTTTGCTCAGGCACTGGCAGGTGACTTCAAGACCTCTGGTCAGGAACTTAACAGTATTCTTGAACAGACTCCGGGTCTTTCAGAAGCTCTAGCAGATGGTCTTAGTAAAGTTGGTAATGTTGGTGAGATCACTTCCAGTCAGCTTAAAAAGTTGGCCTCAGAAGGCCTTATCAGCACTAAAGATGTTATGGAAGGTCTGATAGCAGTATCTGACGATATCGGGGTAAAGTTTGACCTATCCTTGAAGACTGTGACACAGAGTTGGCAAGGGCTTACAGATGCATTCACTGTTAGTTTAGGTAAGTTCGATCAAGCTAGTGGTGTTACCAGAAGTTTGTCGGAGTCTATTGATGAACTGACGCAGAACCTTATAGACTCTCAAACAGCTCTAGGTGCTCTGGTAGGTTTAATGTCAGGTGGCGCATTGCTTGCTATTGGTGGTACTGTAGCAGCTCTAGGTGCTCTTGTAGGTCTACCAATATTAGCAGGAGCTTCGGCATTCTTAGCGTTATCTACTGCGTTAGGTGCTGTTGCCGCTCAATCTGATGATATGGCTGATAAGATCAGTAAAGCAGCTGAAGAGGTGAAAGGGTTAGATGATGCTCTAACGGCATTGGCTAATAAACAGCAAGCTGGTATTGAGCTTGAAAGTAGAATCAAAGAGCTTGACAAGATTGATAGTCTAATCTCAGAGCAAGAAGAGAAGATTAAAAAATTATCTGAAGCTAGAGACACATCACGTATAGACGATAACTTCACTAAACAACTTGCAGATCAAGTTAAAGATCTTGAAGGTGAACTTGAAGGTCTTTATCAGAACAGAGAGAGGATTCAAGAGTTTACCGACAAGGTTCTGAAGAAGATTCTTACAGGTGATTTTGGAGAAGGTAAACCTCCTGTAATTAAGAACCTTGAAGCTATAGAGTCTGCATTATTGAAGATAACAGACCCTAAGAAGTATTCTGCTATTGAGAAACTTAATGAACAAGAAGCTACATTAGGGAAGCTATTAGAGCAAGGTTTAGACTACAAACGCTATCAAGAGGCGATGAATCAGGTACAACTTGAGTATGTTGAATCCCTGAAAGAAACTAAAGGTGCTCAGAAAGACCTTAACACGGCTTTTGACGATTACATAGCTGGCTTGCAGAGCCAGTTAAATCTGGTAGGTGAATCTGAACTATCAACTGCACGTTATAACTCTAAGTTACAGGCTAAAGCTTCCTATGAGAAGCAATATAGTGATCAGCTGAAGACTGGAACTATTACCCTGTCAGACTATAACAAAGGTGAAGAGAAAGCCATAAGGTTAGCTGAACAAAAGACTGAAGCTATCTATAAGCAGAGACAGGCGCTTAAAGAAACTCAAGATATACTCAAAGGTTTTGAAGACACATCTGATTATCTAAGCAGTGTTACTGGTGGACTCTCTCAGCAGATAGAAGAGATCAATAGAGCTGTTAATGCTGGTATTCTTGCTGATAATAAAGCGACACTGGATCATTTAGATGGACTGAATGTTAGATTAAAGCAAGCTGAAGACCAAGTAAACTCTGACTGGGACTTCACAGGTCTTACAGAACTCCAGAATAAACTGGCAGAGATTGATAGCACATTAGGTGCTGATAGTGAAGAGGCTAAGAAAGCTAAAGCTATGGCTTACACAGCATTCTTTAGTGGTTTTAGAGATGGTCTAGCAGATGCTATTGCTACAGGTGACTATAGTGGTATTGGTGCTGGTATAGCCTCTACAATCTCCTCATCAATTGGTACAGGTATCTCTCAGTCTATCACTAAGAGTTTAGGTGACTCTTTAGGTGGTGGTCTTGGAGGAGGCCTTCTCAGTGGTGCTTTAGGTGCTGTAGGCGGTGGTGTTGTTAGTGGTCTTGTAGGTGGTATTCTATCAGGTTCTAAAACAACGCTGAAAGGTGAAGGTTATAGAATTGGTATCGAGTCAGGAGAGCTATTTAGTGCAGAACTGTCAAAGTCATTCAAGAGGTCATCTTTCTTAGGCTCTAAGAGCTGGACAGAATACACTAAGTTATCTATAGCGGAATTTGATAGTTTAGCAAACTCTATTACTGAATCTTCTGATTCTATGACGGTTGCTGCTAAGTCACTAGGAGGTAGTGTTAGCACCTTCACAGGGGTTCTGAGCAATAAGGATGGATCTCTAGCTGATGGTATCGAAGAGTACACAAACAAAACAGCTGAACAATCTTTTGCTGCTATAGAGAAGTTTAAAGAAGTTGGTGAAACATTTGAAGAAACTTTCATCAAACTTGGAAATATTGCCAAGAATGTAAATGAATCTCTAAGGCTTACTGGCGCTGATGTACTTGTAAATCGTGATAGTCAAATACAAAGTCGTGCAGCAGAACTAAAGTCACAGTATGAGAAAGCCTATCAGGATGCTATTGATATAGAGTTTAATGTTGCATCACAGATAGTATCAAGAGCTATAACGGGTGATAAGTTCAACCAAGAATTTATCTCAAGTATCCGTCCGATGTTGGAGAAAGGATTAGCTGAAGGTCTGAGACTTGGTGATATCGTTACTATGATTGGGTCTGGTGAAACTGAACTAACCGAAGGGATGGATTTCTCTGGATTAGCTAGTGTCTACAGTTCAATACGTAAAAACTTTAAAGATCTTGCAGCAGCTGTTGAAAACTCAGATGAAATACTTTCAAGGATTGGTGACACCCTGAAAGAGTCTGTAGTTGAGTACAATGATAGATTGATCACCAGTCTGTCTGAAATAGAGAACATTAGTAAAGAAGATGCTCAAAGTCTTCTAAGCAGCCTCTCACAGTCTTTCGCTGAGAACTACCTGACAGAACAGGAAAGACTTGAGAATAGTATAGCTAATGCGAAGTTTGATTTCATTTCTTTAGGTTTCTCTGAGTCAGACCTATCAGCATCAAAAGAACAAGTCAAGGCGTTCTATGAACAAGTAAGTTCACCCGAAGAACGTGCAAGAGTGTTAGCCGCAGCAGATGCTTTGGTGCAGTACAACAAGACTCTTGAAGAGCAAGAAGTTCTGCTGAAGAAACAGAAAGAATTACTTGAAGATCAACTTAACGATAATACAAACGCTCTCATTGTTAACCTGTCAAACCTGATAGACGCTGAAGTTATCACTATTGAGAACTCTTTTAGTTCAATCTTCACAAGCCTTACAGAAGGTATAAACTCTTCTGAGGTAGCTATTAGTAAACTTAACAATGCTGTGTCAGCTATTAAGTCAGCTATTGAATCTGTATCTCTACAGTCAACATCATTGTCAGTGAGTAGGCGGTCAGCAGCCCTAACAAGACTTGATAATGTCCTTGTAGATGCGAGAGCTGGCGGTAGTGTTGATAGTGACGTTATCTCATCTATCAGTAGCGCTTTAAGTTCTCCTGATATGAGCACCTTCACATCCTATTTGGATTATGCTAGGGAGCAGTCAAGAGCGCTTAACAGCCTCTACGAATTAGATAGTATTACAGGTGATCAGTTATCAATAGAAGAGAAGACCCTCAAAGAGCTTGAAGATAATAAACTGATTCAAGAAGAGTTAATGAACTCTCAGATTAAGACCTTGGAAGACCAGCTCACAGAGGCTAAAAAACAATCTGATTGGCTGCAAGGAATCAACACAGGGTTTGGTGACCTATCTAGTGTCATAAAAGCTCTTCAGGAACAGTCAGGTGTTGTTGTAGGCAGTACAGGAGGTCAGGTATCTGATAGTGAGATTAAAGCTTATATCCAGAAAGCTTTCACAACCTTTGGTACAAACTCTCAGGGTGCGCTGTCAGAACAAGGTAGTAGGTATCTATACAACCTTGCAAGTCAGTATGGTGTAGATACTGACAGGGTTGATAGTTTACTGTCAGGCTCTCTTAATTGGGTTAACGACAGAGAGTTACCTAATACAGGTTCAGGTATTACCCCTGATAAACCTACGGTGTCTGATGCGGATATTCAGTGGACTATCAATGATGCCATAGAACGCTTCGGTGCTAATAATCAAGCTTGGATGTACTTATATAACAGAGCTAAAAGCTTTGGTATATCTACTGACAGGATTGATAAGTTCTTAGACGGTACTAATGAATGGATTGACTCTCAAGGTCTTCCTAAGATTCATGGAAGCCATGCTGAAGGTGCTGACAACATCCCTTACGATAACTATGTAGCTAATCTTCATAAAGGTGAGATGGTGTTGACAGCACCTGTAGCTGATCTTATCAGGAACTCTGTAGGTGATAATCAGATGGTTGAACTTATTAGAGAACTGATAGGTGTTATTAAGTCAGACTCTTATAACATTAACAGGAAGCTATCTTATCTACAACCTATGTTCGATATCTTAGACAAGTTTGATACTGCTGGACTCCCTCCTGAGAGGACTTAGCTATAAATACCTCTGACAAGGATGTCAGACCCTTAAAGGAGATGATATGAGGATTATAAAACCTATTACGATTACAGACAGTGTTGTTGTTTCTAATAATATTACACCATCAACGTTACCTGAGTGGAGTAGTGGAAACCCTTACACGCAAGGAGATACGGTTAAGATTGAGAGTGTTCATTCAGAGTACGAGTGCCTTATCAATAACACTAATCAGAATCCTTCAACCAACCCTTTAGACCCTTCAGGGAACCCTTATTGGTTAAGGACAGGTTCTACTAACGACTGGAGGTTATTCGACACTAAGACAAGATCACCCAGTGTAAACCCTTCTAATATCACATTAACCTTACAGAGTTCTTCATCTATCACTGGTGTTGCCTTAATTAACATCAAAGCTAGCACTCTAAACATTACTGTAGAGGCTGGTGGGCAGATTAAATATACAAAAGATGTGCAATTAAGGGAGTTAGTCTATACATATACTGACTGGTTCTTCTCGCCTATTGAAAGTATTACAACAGTTGTGAAGTTAGACCTTCCGTTATACACCAATGCTGAGATAACTATCACTGCTGACAGTAGTGCTGGTGATGTAGAGATTGGTGAGTTAGTTCTAGGTAGTGTGCAGACTATCGGTTGCGCTCAATACGGATCTTCTGTAGGTATTAATGATTACTCTACGAAAGAAGTGGATGACTTTGGAAACTTCATAATCGTTGAAAGGGGGTTTGCTGACAGGATTGAATACGATGTAGAGATTGAATCAACAGATACAAATAAAGTTAAGAAACTACTAGCTCAATATAGAGCTAAACCTTTAGTTTATGTAGGACACCCTGATAGACCTGAGCTAACAACCTATGGATACTACAGGCGATTTCAGGAAGTATTAAGAGACTTCTCAACAACTACGATGACTTTAGTTGTGGAAGAAATTATCTAAGGAGATACTATGAGTATTGATCAAGTTATTACTGAATACACTGGTAACGTTCCTAATAGGGATGAACCAGAGACTTTTGATGGAGATGTTGGCAACTATCTTACATATACTTCAACAACAGCCCCTCAGATCAACCAGTGGGCTACAGAAGCTAACGCATTGGCTGGTAGTATTAATAGCACAGCAGGTGATGTAGAGACTGATAAGTTAACTGTGGAGGACTATAAAAACCAGACATTGGTTTATAGGAATGAAACAGAGATATTTAAAGACTCAGCAGAAACTGCTGCAGCAGCAGCTCAAGCAGGTGCAGGGTTGCCGACTGTCGGAAATGACGGTGACGTTTTAACGCTGATAGATAGCATGAATAATACAGTTGCGTTTAAACCACCATTGAAGGACAGATATTCAGACTTAATTGTTAGCAACTGGACTATCAGAACCTCTGTCGTTGATAATATTTGGAGCGCTATCTGCTGGTCAGCTGAACTGGGTCTATTTTGTGCTGTTGCGGTATCAGGCACAGGAAATCGAGTTATGACATCACCAGATGGGATTAACTGGACTATTCGAACCTCTGCTGCTGATAATAATTGGCGCTCTATCTGTTGGTCTGCTGAACTGGGTCTATTTTGTGCTGTTGCGGAATCAGGCACAGGAAATCGAGTTATGACATCACCAGATGGGATTAATTGGACTATTCGCACATCTGCTGCTGATAATGCTTGGAGCGCTATCTGCTGGTCAGCTGAACTGGGTC